CGCATCGGCTCAGGCTGGCGGGGATTGCTGGGCCAACGGTAACGCCACGATCAATAGACGAGGAGGGGTACAATGAACATCAGGTGTAGCGCATTACCGAGAATCATGGCCTGCCCCGAATCGCTGGCGGCGCCAGTCGTCGAGGTCGAGGGCGACAAGCGCATGGCCCGCTTGGGCAGCGCGATTCACGGGGCGATTGCCACCAAGATTCGGGGCATCGAGCCAGACCTGGAAACCCTGGCCCACTTGTACAACGTGGACGCCGAGGATGAGGGCGACCTAAAATGGCTGACATTCGCTGGGCAGAAAATATGGAACCTGTATTCTGGGGAAGTTTGCGACGTGCGGGTAGAAGATCCGCTGAAGATGGGCATATTCGGAGAAACGGAAACAGCCTCGCTGACCGGGTCTCCTGACGTTCTGGCATTCCGCGCCTCAGACCCAAAGACGGCCATCGTGATTGATTGGAAGAGCAACTATGTTGAGCGAAACTACCGCGATCAAGTCATGGGATACGCAGCGCTGGCATTTGACAACAACAACATCGAGCGCGTTGTCGTAATCGTGGCCTGGTTGCGTGAGGGCATGACAGACGTTGAAACAATCGGGGCCGCAGAGATGGAGGCCTGGCTTGACAACCTAAACAAAGCGGTCGGCTCTCATCAATCCGGTAAGGCCGTCTATACCGACGACCCGACGCATTGCCAGTTCTGCCCCATGGCTGCGACCTGCCCAGGCCGAGCCGCTCTGGTCCGCAAAGCTGCTAATATGTTCTTGGCGCCCAAGGAAAACGTCACCCCAGCCCCGGCTGACCTTGCCAAGTTGTATCCCCAGGCCAAGGCGCTCAAGGCCGCGCTGGATGGGTATTATGCGGAATTGCGTTCCGCTATTGCCACGGCTGGCCATTTGCCCATTGGCGACGGGATGGAGCTTTTCCAACGCGAGAGCAAGCGCAACACGCTATCTATCGGCGAGGCTTGGGAAACCTTGCAGATTGCGCTTGACATTCCAGAGCCGGACCGGACGCCAAAGCCCGCGCTTATTGAGGCGTTGGGCGGCGCTATCAAGATCAGCAAAAGCGGGGTCTTGAAGGTTGCCGCCGAACTGGCCCCTCCGCGTGGTGAGGGCAAGGCAAAGAAAGAACTCATGGAGGCGCTGGCCGAAGCTGGCGCGGTACAAACTTCAGTCGTGCAAACCCTAGCAACGAGGAAGGCATAATGGACAATCAAGACATGGGCGCCGCAGTCGAGTTGGTACAGTCTGACATGGTGCAACGTTTGGAAAAGGCCCAGGTGGACATGCAGGTTGAGACGGCCAAGAGGTACCCGCGTGACATCGCCAAGTTTATCAAGAGCGTTGAGACGCTGGCAACGCGGGACCAGGAGACCGCTGAGGCTTGCTTCTACGCCCTGCCCAGGGATGGCAAGGTTATCTCAGGGCCATCAACCCGCTTGGCCGAGATTGTCGCGGCGACCTATGGCAACCTTCGGGCGCAGGCTGTCATTCTTGGCGCAGACGAGAAGCACGTTACCGCCCGTGGCATGGTGTGGGATCTGGAAAACAATGTTGCAGTGTCCATCGACTCCAAGCGGCGCATTACCAACAAGTTTGGCCAGCGCTACAAAGACGATATGGTCATGACCACGAGCAACGCCGCCGCCGCCATTGCATTCAGGAACGCCATATTTAAGGTGGTGCCTACCGCGCTTTTGCGTGAGACATTTGACAAAATCAAGAAAGTTGCCATGGGCGACGAGCGAACCTTGCGCGAGCGCTGCAAGGCGATGTTTGCATGGTTTGATGGCCAGGGCGCCAAGAAGCCGGAAGTCTTGGGCCTGGTCGGGTGTAGCGACGTTGAAAGCGTTACGCTGTCAGACCTTCAGCTATTGCGCGAAACCGCCACGTCCATCAAAGAAGGCATCTCCACGGTTGCGGAAGTATTCGCCACCAAGCCAGAAGCAAAGGCCAAGGTTGACCCATTTGCAGAGGGGCGCCAGTCCACCCGCAAGCCCAAGGACAAGCCAGCGCCGGAGTCAGAGCCAGCAGAAGCCCCAGCCGTTGACCGGGCGCAGATGCTTGACGAGATTATCGACTGGCTGGAAAAGTGCGCGGTTGAAAGCGCCGACGTGTTTAAGAAGGCTGAGATGAAAGTACGCGTCAAAGAGGACGCCGCTGACATGGAGTCGCTATCTGATAAGGGCGTGGCGATCCTGTATTCCACAATGATTGACCTGAAATAGGAGGCTTACCCATGGCACAATTCTGCCCAGACTGCGCTGAGATTTTCGACAAGCTGCCCCTTGACCTTGTGAAGCAGTTTCACCGGACTATCGAGGCGTATGATAGGACGTTTCCCAGAATCAGGAACTCGCACAGCACTGGCGAGGGCCTGATGATACGGCTTGAGGCGATGGCCGAGCGTTGCCCCAAGTGCAAGGGCGAGAAAACCATTGATGGCGTTGGCGACGAGACCATGACATGCCCCGAATGCGGCGGCAGTGGGAACGCGGAATAGATGCTGGCGCGGGGATTGTACCGTGAATGGCTCCATGCCATATGAGCCGGGGAAGCATCGGCCACCCGCGCCACACTGAAAGGGATAGAGATGGGCAAGAGCATGAAGTTGAAGATGCACAGAGCCACGGACGGATACTATGTTCACTATGAGGATGATATTGGTGAGTCATGTTTGACAAAGGTGTGCCGCGACCTGGTCGAGCCCGGCGAAACCGTGTTTGCAACGCTGACCGTTGACGAGCCGGAGCAGCCCAAGCCGCACGTCAAGGCGCGGTTCATGCTGGTCGAGCCGGGCAACGCTGTGTTGTATCAGGTGCTTGAGCAGGAGGGCATTGATCCCGTTTGGAATAATAGCGCAAGCATTGCGCAAGATACGCCCATGTGCGTACGTTCTGCGGCCTTCCCAGATATATCGGAAGGCACGATATTGCTTCGCGGAGACACCACGGGCCTCGATTTGCGTGTGACGATGCGGAAGTTTGACACCCAAGAACTTGCCAGAGAAACCGTCCAGAAGGCCATCGCCACGCTGCGGATACTCAACGGCGCCCAGGTCTACACCGTCGACAACCCCGCGCCGTGTAAGGAGTGCGGTAGGCCCATGACAGTGCTGGAAGATGACGAATATACATACAACGCCTTTCGTGGTTGGTGTTCCAACTTGAATCACACCGCCGATGTGAAATGGGTAAAGACCCGCGAGTTAGCCATCGCCGACTGGAACAAAGCCAACGCCCCGACCCCGGTGGATCATCACGATATCGAAGTACCCGCGGACGTGTGGATTGAGGAAGGGTAATCAGATCACCCCGGCCAGCAGCGCGGAACGCTTTTATGAGTAGGGCTTACGCGTAACGGGGTGGACCCGGCTGGCTGGGGTTTGGAGGACTTGCCATGATTGAGACCGAATACGCGATTGAGTTTGTGCGGAAAGATGGCACATCGTACAAGGTGCGCCAGTGGCTAGATGGATTTGGGCCGCGCGATGGGGAATACACCAAGACAGTAAGCCTACCCATAGCCAGAAGATATTACACCAAAAAGGAAGCGCTGAACATGATGCGTCAAATGTGTGGCAACAACGCTGGCATGACCCGCTTAAAGCGCCTGGAGATCCAAACCCACATCGTAGACGAAGGGGGAATCTGATGGCCAAGAGCCACTATGCCAAGCTGGCCAAGAGCCCAAGATTACAGAGGACGCTTGCCGCGTTGGCCCCAGGGCATCATCTGAGCAGCTTCCAGCTTGCCACGTTGACTAGGAGCGTGGCGATTCATTCCAACGTCCACGAGTTGCGCCAGAATGGTTTTGACATAGCCTGCAAGCGTGGCAAGCGCAAGGACACGGGCGAGTATGTGTTTGAGTATTGGCTCGTTGGCGACTCGGTACGCCGCGCGAAGCTGGCCTGTGCGACTTGACAAGCTTCAAAGGATAGGGTATAATATAGGCATGAATAGATCAACTAACATCCTACCCGATTGCCCCCATTCCCCCAGAAGCGGTATGCCGCAAGGCGCCGGAGGCCTCTTAGTTGAGCCTATTCACTTCTGGGGGGATTTTCTTTTGTGCCCGCTTGAATGGACGAGCGCAAGCAGACACGGGAGATTAGCATGAGTGTTTCACAAGGTCTAAGGTTTGCCGTTCTCGACCGCGATGGCTTTCGCTGCAAATACTGTGGCAAAACGGCCGGAGAATCAAAGCTAGAGGTTGACCACGTTATCCCAGTGACGTTGGGCGGCGACGACACGATGGACAACCTGGCTACCTCCTGCAAAAAATGCAATCGTGGCAAGGCCGGGCTTGCGCTAGGTGATGGGGAAACCGATAGTGAACTTGCCATGAGACTAAAGGCGCTGGATCGCAGGGTGGATATACTGACCGGTATAGCCGAATTGCACACGGAAGTAATCAGGCTAAGAAATAAGGAGATGTGGCAAATCGTTGAGGAGTGGCACCACGCAAGAAACGAAACGCAACATAATGACAAAGGAGAACACACCGCAACCTTTGCTTTGACATCCTGCATAAAGGGGGTGCTGGCAAGGGTGGGATTTGAAGAAACGCTTGATTGCGTCCACATTGCCCTGTCGGGCCACACTAGAACAACATCTGAAACCAACGCTATCAAATACCTTTATGGCGTAGTCCGAAACCGCCAGACGTTGCTGGAGGCGACGACATGAGATACGTCACAACGCAGACTGGATTCTATACTGACCCGGACCTGGCCGAGTGGAGCCGTGACGCCATGTGGCTCTATCGCTACTTGTATGAGAATGACCACGCCCACGGCATATCTGGCATTGGCCGGATAGCCAAGCATGTCATTCTGGCAGAGTCGCGCATGACCACGAAGCAGATCGCCAAGGCAAAAGAGGTTATTGGAGATAGGGTGCGGTGGTATCAAGATGGTTCATATTGGGTGGTTGGCAGAATCAAGCATACATGCCTTACTAACGACGGTAGGCCATCCCCAAAACACGTCAAGGCGGTATCAAACATACTCACGACCGCACAACCACAGCTTACAAAAGACGTTATAACAAAATACCCCTTTGACATTATCATGCAAGACCATCCCGAATACGATACCCCATTGATACCCTATCGATACCCACTAAAGGGGCAACCAAGTTTGCCTACCGAAGCCGTAGCCGTAACCGAAGCCGTAACCGAAGCCGAAGCCGAGAACAGCGCTGCGGGCGCGCGCAAGCAAGGAGCGTGCCAAGATGAAGGCAACGGAAAGGAAAACCCGCCAGCGGGCGCTAATGAGTTTGACCCGTCAGACGACGAACCCGTCACAAACCCGCCAAACGCTTCACCCTGGAAGGACGACGCAGAACGCCAGGCCATTGTAGCGAAGGCGTTTGAGGCGCTTGGTTCAATGGTGAATGCCGCCGTCCTGAACAACTGGCGCGAGGGCCACGAGGCCGAATGGATCAGGGCCGCACTGTTGACCGCAGCCGAAGCCAACGCCAGGTCGCCTAAGTACGTTACGGCCATTCTGCAAAGATGGGCCGCAGATGGATACCCGCACCCGACAGAACTATCCGGCGAGGCGGCAAAGGCAAGATCAAAGGAATTGAACGCAAAGTGTGACGCCATGCTTGCTGAGGAAGCCGAAAAGGAAAAAGCCGCAAGGGCTGAAAGGAGACGCCATGACACGCGACCAGTTTGACCTGATATGGGAATCAAAAATTGCTAATCGCTGGAAGTTTGCCGACGTGGATGCCGAGTTGCTTTATGGCAAAGTTCAGATTGCAGCCATAACCTGCTTGACGGCTGCGGTAGATGATATTGCGCTGGAACTTGGAACTAGGCGCCCGACGTTGCTTGACATCGCCAATACCACAAGGCGGCTGAATTCCGAAACCAAAAATATGACGGTCCATACCACATGCCGATATTGCCACGGGACCGGGAACTTGATATTTGCGGCCAAGCGTGGCCCCCGTGGCGAGATGCTGGCACACACGGTTTGCGATACCCTATTAATGCCCAAGGGTGGTGGCGAGACTGGATATTACACGTTTGCCATCACCTGCGACTGCGAGAATGCCCCATACGTTGATGACCACAATGGGGTACGCCGAGCTACTAAGGCCATGCCGACTGATTGTTGGGGCGACGGACCAGACGAGCCCGCGTCTGATGAATCCTGGGCGACCATGACCGCAGCCATCAAAAACCTTGGGTCATGCAAGGCCGTACCGAACACGCGGAACAATGCGAGCAACGAGCGATTACGCCAACGCCAGGACTTGGCCGCCGCAGTAGTTCACGAAGAGGAGCCAGAATTTTGACAAGGAGAACACCATGAAGCCAGCAGAATTGAAGAGGCTCAGAACATCGACCGGGTTATCACAAGAGAACTTCGGCAAGGTGCTGGGCTTATGTACTGCGAGTATATCCCGGTACGAATCAGGCGAGCGCCAGATGTCTCACATCGTGGCGTGTGGCGTAGTGTCTGAAATCGCCAAGTGGAAGCAAGCCAAAGCAAAGGAGTAATCATGGCAAATCTGAATAAGGTATTTCTCATGGGCAACTTGACCCGCGACCCGGAGTTGCGAAGCGTCAATGGCGGGACTTCGGTTTGTGAATTTGGCGTGGCAATAAACCGGACCTGGATCAAGCCAGATGGAACCAAGGGCGAGGAGACTTGCTTTGTGGATTGCACCATGTGGGGCAGACGCGGGGAAGTTATCGCGGAATCATTGAGCAAGGGCCAGCCGATCTTTGTTGAGGGCCACATGAAACTTGACGAGTGGGAAAACCAGCAGGGCGAGAAGCGCAGCAAGCTCAAGATCGTGGCGGATAACTTCGAGTTCTTGGGCGGCAAGGAAAGCAAGGGATATGACACTGGACGCGCCCAGGCCCGGACGCCACAGAGACCCATCTCCATCAGGAACACGCCGCCAGGTAGCGGCATTCCCTTTTGAGGAGGACCGACATGACAAGTGATATGGCGGCGCTAGTAGCCGAGAACGTCGCGCTAGTTGAACGAATCCATCGACTGCGGACGCAACTGGACAAGGAACGCATGGCTGAAGGCGGTGCGGCATGGCACAAAAAGATGGCAGACGAGATATACAAGGTCGCCCGTGGATGCCCCCTCAGCGTTGAAGATGTGCGGCAAATCCTCGCAAGCGCTGGCGAGCTCAAAATGGTGGGCGTACCTACTGCCGTAATTGTCGCGACACTGGACGCGCTTGACGAAGCAGAAGCTAAGCTCAACGCCGCGCAAGAGTCAGCCAAAAAGCAGGAGGCGCGAGAATCAGGGGATGGTGAGTATAACGACATCCTTGGCTTTCTTTGTCTTGACTCAAAGACGGCAAATGCATTTCCCCAAGAAGAGGCGATAGAACTTCTTGCTTGCATAGCGGACACTATGTACAGTATGCTATTAGTTTATCAAGAGTTGACCTCAAAATAGGGAAACCGCTCATGACAGTAAGAACTATTAGGGACGCGTCACGAGGGGACGTTAAGGTTATTGTTGCGTCGAACGGAAGGATGTTCCATATCCGTGGATTCAGGCACGAAGCCTTAACTGAGGGAATTGTATCCAGAGAGCCGGAGTCAACATTGGGTGAGAAGAGTGGAACCCCTAACCCTAGTAAAAAGGTCGATTGTGGCTAGGTTGATCGGCTGGCATATCCGCAAACGGGTTTGTCCACCTTTTTGGCAGTAGCGTTCTTTTGGGCAAGAACGGGAAGTACCCGAGCGCAAAGGGCGCTGCTCGGCTGATTTGGCCTAATATAGCTGAATGGGAGTCGCGATGCCAGGCAAGCAAATCCTAAAACCAAAACACACCCCCGAAATGGTCGCTAAGATCACCGCCATTGCGCGGGACCGCATAGAGAAGGCCATGTCTTGGGAACAATGCGCGAAGGTCCACGGGTACAAGTCTGGCAACTCTATCACCGCGTGCGTCATGTCCGCGCAATACCTTGGCTTGTGGCATGAGAAGATCACCGCAGCCCGCCAGGAGTTCAATGACCCGCTGGAATCTGAGGCGATCCTAACTCAGCGCCAATTGATGCGCCCATTCCGTGAAATCACCATGCCAAACGGGGATAAAGTAACCCAGATGATCCCCCCACAGGTCAACCAGAGCGCCGCGCATAGCGTCATGAACCATTGCAGAAGCCAGCGAGCGCACCAGGTTACGATAGACGCGACGGTAAGCGGAAAAATTGAGGTAAGCGGGCTGACATTGGCCGCCCAGATGAATGCGTATCTTGTGACGCTTGGGATTATTGACGATCCAGACAACAAGGAGGAGGGCTGACAAATGCTGACAACGATTATTGCGTTATGCGTGGCGCTTGAGGCAGCGTTCTGGCTTGGGCATATTATGGCGCCCAGGCGCGTCCCGTTCCAGGTCGCGTTTGATATCTTCGCCGGAGCAATGGGCGGGACAATCGAGCGCTCATCGGTCATAGATTGCGTCGCCAGAATTGACGCTATCAACGTGGGCGCCGTGGACAATTATCTAGGCGAGCAAATTGACGCCGCTGTAAAAGCTATGCCGGCAGACGACAACGAAGCGGACGCCCGGCGCATTCGGCGCGTCAAGAAGATGTTACAGGAGGCCGCACAATGATCTGGACAGACGCCAAGTACACAACATGCCTAGACGCGCTGGCCGAAGCTGGCTGGCTATCGTGGAGCGATGGCAGTTGGGAACACAAGATTGCTTACTCCGATACGTGGAAGCGATTTGCTCATTCGAGGCTTGAGCATAACGGCGAATGGACAACCTATCGGGCATATCACAGCGTCGAGGCTAACCACATTCTGTCCGGCGCGGCACGGTTGTGGCTGGAAGATCGGGGGGTTTACGTTGTGCCGATGGGTGACGACAGCAACTATCAGGCGTTGAGTATTAGCGCGGGGAAACGTATGCCCGGGCTTGTACACGATGGCTACACCAAGACCCAGCTTGAGGCGATGCTGGCGGTTTTGGAGGCCCCACAATGATCTGGACAGACCCGATGAAAACATTACGCATCATGGGCGTTGACCCTGGCATGGGGCATACGGGATGGGCGGTTATCGAGGGGCGCGGCAATGACTGGAAGATTATAGATATTGACACATTCCGCAATCGTTCCGCGATGCACGACCAAGAGATAGACCGCAGTCTGATAAGGGATTGCGTTGTCAGCGTGGCGCATAACTATAAGATAATCTTGGCTGCAACCCAAGTGCTTACGGGCAATGGCAAGTTTGCGTTTTTCACAAAAGGCGCAGCGGCCAAGGTGCGTAACGCGGAACTATCTCAGACAATTCACGGCGCCCTGTGTGTTACGGGTCAGCGGCTTGGCTTTGGGGTTATCCCGATACCGTCCCAGGATTGCAAGGGCAAGGGCTTCAAGATGGACAAGACAATGTGGCAACGCTATTGGGATTACGACGGCAACACTTCTGAGGATGCGAGAGACGCAACGCAGATTGCCCGGATGGGCGCGGATATCTTAGCAAGGGAGAAGTGATGAAAAATAAGGATTGGGCTTGGCTTATAGTGGTTATTTTGGGCGTTATGCTTAGTTGTATTGAGGTCGGTATGATTGTAAGCCAAGCGAATAAACGCGCTGCCATCAGGGCTGGCGTGGCTAGATGGGTTGCGACTGGGACTGGTGCGCCAGAGTTTCAGTGGATTGTGCCGAAGAAGGTCGCTGAGAACAAACACCCCTGACTTTTGGTACACCAGGGGGCAAATGACCCCCGCATTCTGGAAAGGACGCCATGCAGATAGACTTTGACTACATGATATTGGCGGGCGGCTTGCTGATTCTCTTGGCGTTTATGTGCTAGACCCAGGCAAGGATGCCCCAAGGCGGGCCCGGAGCGCTGGCGACCCCTTAGATTGATTTTCAGACACGGTTTCTGAGATGCGGACACCCATACAAAACCTAGCGACTAAAAAACATGGACACCCAAAAGATACGGGACGTAATCGCGAGATTGGCCAAATGGGTCAAGGAAATTGTGGGCTGGTAGCAGATGTGATATAATTGGGAAAAGGAGATGCAATGAGCAATAACCCCACGAGCATAGACGACTTGAAGGACGACCCGGTAAACCCAAGGCAGATTGCCTTCGGCGCACTGGACGGGCTGACTAATAGCCTATCCGAGTTTGGCGACCTGAGCGGCATAGTCTGGTCTGCTGATAGGGGGCATCTGATAGCGGGCCACCAGAGACTTTCGGCGCTCAAGGCCAAGCATGGTGACGCGCTCAAGATCGAGGGCGGGGCAATCATTACGCCAGATGGTGAGGCGTTCCCGATCCGCGTTGTGTCAGGCTGGTCCGAAGCAAAGGAGAAGGCGGCAAACCTGTCAGCCAATAACCCAGCCATAAGCGGCACGTTTACGCCCGGCGTTCTGCCAGTTCTTGCCGATATCAAGGCCGAATTGCCAGAGTTGATTGCCCCGCTGATGCTAGATATTGTGGTGTCAGACTTTGAGCCAGGCGCGATCCAAAAGGTAGGAGGAGTAAGTCAGCCACTCCCAAAATTGGCATTTGTACTGATTGGATTACCCGTTGAGCGGTTTGGCGAGCTTGCCGGGGTTATGGAAAAGTATTCTGGCGACGACCACGCTGTCGTTGAAACCAGCCTCAGTGGAGGTGAAAGGGATGGCAATTGATAATTCCTCATTAACCACGAAGCTGGCAATCCGGAAGTATATGTTAGACAAGTGGAGTCAAGAGCCTATACGTGTTCTTGACTGCTGCGCTGGGAAGCGGGAGATATGGACCGCCCTGCAAAAAGATTATGATGTCAAGGAGTATCTAGCCGCAGATGTTAAGGCCACTCGCGGCAACCTTCGCGTTGACAGCCGTCGGCTGGTTGCTGACAAGGACGTTTGCTCTCGGTTTGACGTGATAGACGTTGACACGTATGGATCTCCGTGGACTCATTGGGAAAGCATCATCAAAAACTGCGGGCAAGACGTTACTGTGTTTCTGACCATGGGGCGCAGTGGGGGCCAGAAGGCAGTAGACGGAGCTGCCCTGGAAATGCTAGGGCTGAATGGCCTTGATGTACCAAATGGCATTAGGTGGAGGTTGGCTGATCTGTGCGTAAGTTATTGTTTGACAAAGTGTTACGATTACGGTATAATACTAAAAGAAGCCGTAGAGACAAGATCACCGGGTAGCGGTGGCGCAAACTACTACGGCATACGCTTGAGGAGGCGGAAAAATGGGAGTAATCTACCAACCAAAGGGAGCGGCCCTTGAGTATGGAGACTGGGCATGCAATCTGTTCCGTGGGTGTTCGCACGGTTGCAAATACTGCTATGCGCCGAGTGTTCTTAGGCTAAAGCGTGACGCTTTTTTGATGTCGGAGCCGAGGGCAAACATACTAGATAACCTCCAGAAGGAGTTGGGCAAGGGCGTTGGTGGCGACGCTCCAGTCTTCTTTTGCTTCACGTCTGACCCATATCAACCAAGGGAGGAGCAAGATCGAATCACGAGAAGGGCGCTTGACATGGTAACTGCTGGGAACATGGTCACGCCTGGGCGTGGAGTGATAGTCCTCACCAAAAACGGGAACTTGGCCGCTCGCGATTTTGATTTGATTTCCAGAAACCCAGAAAGCGCATTTGGCGTTTCGTTGTGCTGGATGGACGATGGCAAGCGGGAAGAATGGGAACCATTTGCCGGGTCGGTAGCGGATCGGATTAAATCGCTGGAATTGGCCAGATCAATGGGAATCAAAACGTGGGTCAGTGTAGAGCCTGTAATCGATGCCAGTGAGGGGCTGTCTGTAGTTACAGCCCTATGTGGGAAGGTAGACACAATCAAAATAGGAAAGCTAAACCACAACCGCGCAATTGAGGATATAACAGATTGGCCAGACTTCCGGGAAAAATGTGTCAGCCTTTGCAAATCTTTCGGGCAGGCGTACTATATCAAGCACGATTTGCGGGTTGCGGAGAGCAAGGCAACCCTTGAATCAGGATAGCGTGACCCCAGACCAAAGCGCCAAAATCAAAGCAACGGTTGTGGCACTGGCCCCATTTGCAGAGGCTAGACGCCTTGGCTATATCCCGCAAGAGCCAACACGCAAGCAGCTAGAGTTTTTGGCGCTGAATGGAATCGAGGCGTTCTATGGCGGAGCGGCCGGCGGAGGCAAATCGAGCGCCCTGCTCATGGCTGCCCTGATGTACGTCCATGTGCCGGGTTACTCCGCTCTGTTGCTCAGGAGAACATACCCGGACCTGAACCAAGCGGGCGCCCTAATCCCACGGTCTCAAGAGTGGCTTGGCCCCACGAATGCGAGATGGAACGGGTCTGACAAGCGCTGGACGTTCCCCAGCGGCGCCACTTTAGCCTTTGGGCACATGGCAAACGCCAACGATATGTACAACTATCAGGGGTCAGAGCTTCAATTCGTGGGGTTTGACGAGCTAACCCAGTTCCCGGAAGAATGTTACAGGTACTTATTCTCACGAACCAGGCGACTTGAGGGCGTAAATGTACCCATCCGGATACGATCCGCCAGCAACCCGGGCGGCATTGGACATAAGTGGGTAAGGGCGGCTATGGTTGACAATCAGGATACGCCATTTGTGGTGGCCAAGATCGCAGATAACCCGTACCTTGACCAGGCCGAATACCTCGAATCGCTCAGTAGGCTTGACCATATCACCCGGGCCCAGCTTCAAGACGGGGATTGGAGCGTCCACGGTACGGGGGGCATGTTCAACCGCACATGGTTTGAGATTGTCGAGGACATACCCCGCGAAGCCAAGGTTGTCAGGTATTGGGACTTGGCCGCAACGCCAGAGAAAAACGGGAATGACCCCGACTGGACCGCTGGCGCTTTGGTTGGATTGCTCGACGGGGTATGGTACATTGCCGACATGCGCCACGTTAGAGAAACCCCGCTCGGCGTAGAAAAATTAGTAAAAGCTACCGCCACTCTTGACACGAGAGCCGTTAGCGTGTATATTGAACAGGAGCCTGGTAGTGCGGGCGCACATGCAATTGATCTTTACAGGCGCCGCATACTGCCAGGCTACGCGGTAAAAAGCGATAGACCAACAGGCCCGAAGGACGTTAGGGCCAAACCAGTTAGCGCGGCCGCCGAGGCTGGAAACGTCAAGCTGATTCGCGGCCCGTGGATACCGGACTTCTTAGACGAGGCGGAGAGTTTTGGATTACCGGGGATGCACGACGATCAAATTGACGCGGTTTCTGGCGCGTTCAAATCCCTATCCGAGCCGCCCAAAAAGTGTTTTGTTGTCACGTAGTTTCTTTGGATGACAATTTATGTTTGATCGCCTCTGGGGCCTGATTACAGGCCGGGAGGGGCGAGAAGCCGCAATCAAGGACGCAACAAATAACGCAGTACAAGCCGCCCTGGGCAGGGTGGTTCAAAGTTTAGACGCTGGCCAACTGAATATATTCGGCGCTGGCCACAGCTACAAGACCATTCCCGCTGGCAAGGTCGCGTCATACTTCAACCGATGGCCCTATGCCGCATCCACAGCTATCGCCGACGCGGTAAGCGCCCTTGACTTTAGCGTACAAACTAAGTCGGGCGACGTGTGGGCAGATGCCCCAGACCATCCACTAGCGACTGTCCTTGCCAGACCAAACCCCCATATGTCAACCCGCATGATGCTCCGGTACCTTGCCCTTGATTGGTATTTCTTGGGCGAGCATTACTGGCATGTGCGATTCAACGGAATGCAGGAACCCGCTGAACTCTGGCCGTTGTTCGGCTCGGTAGAACCTATACCAGACCCGGAGCTATTTATCCGAGGTTACAAACAGGTATCGCAGACCGAGCGCGGCCAGAAGATTACCTATTACGAGCCCGACGAAGTTGTCCGCTTTGTCATGCCCACGTTTCACGACGCTATCAATGGGGCGTCTGACCTTGAAGCCGCCGCCTCGTCTGTCCAGGTTGACGATAAGATTGTTGAAGCCCAGTGGCGAGCGTTCCGGCAAGGCATCTTTTCCAGTGGCGTGTTATCCATGGGCGAGGAAGACCCCCAGCTTCGCAAGGAATTGTTGGGTGAGTTCAACTCAGCGCACCGTGGCGCCCGCGAAGCAGGCAACGCCATTGGCATTGGTACTGACATGAGTTGGACCCCGACAAGCAAGACGCCGCGCGAGATGGACTTTTCAGCTTCGGCCACGCACGTTAGGGACGAGATAACAGGCGTGTCCCGTGTACCCGATATCGCTATGGGCATTACCCGCGATGTCCAGAACAGGGCAACCGCCGAAGCGTCCGAGTATGTCTTTGCCAAGTGGAACATCCTACCCAAAGCAAAGATGATCGAGGACCAGTTACGCAATGACATGGCCCGGAGATACTACGGTGATGATGTCCGCGTTGTAGTGGCGTCACCCGTTCCTGCTGATGCTGAATCACAACGCGCAGATGACAAGCTGGCCCTTGAGCAACGTATCCAAAGCGTCAACGAGATTAGGGCACAGCGCGGCCTTGATGATGTGCCTTGGGGCGACGAGCCGCTTGTCCAGGCTAACCTTATCCCGATATCAGACGCGGGTAAAGCCGCCGCTGGCGCTGGCAGTCAAGCACTCGCCATAAACCAGGAAGTAACCCCAAGCGGCTATAGCGCAGCCGAGCGCCGCGAGATCATGGCGAAGTACGAAAGCGCCCAGGTGCCGTTCTTGAAACAGTACACAAAGACTTGGGTGCGCATCTTTAGGTCCATTGAAGAACAGTTCATGCCGGAGTTTGACAAGAGCCAGGACCGCCAGGACATGCCCGATGGCATTGTCACACAGGACGCCGATGACGCGGTAGTGAGTGTCCTAAATGAGAACACGCTTGCAAACCACATGGCCCGCGAAACCAAAGGCGACAACGTGCGTGGCTTGGTTATCGGTGGTCAGACTGATGGCGAGATTGCCGGGATACCAGGGCGCGGATCGTGGAGTTCAAAGTCGAGTGAACTTATGGCCGCAGCCGCCGAGTTCGGCCCCGCACACTATGCCGGAATAGCCAGCACAACGCGCAAGCAGGTTGAGGAAGTCATAGCCAGGGCAATCGCCAAGCGTAAGACGTGGGGCGAAATGCGGGACATGGTAGAGGATTCATTCTCAAATATGACCGCTGGCCGGGCTGGAAACATTGCCACAACCGAGACCACAAAGCTATTCAACGCGGGCGCCCAGGCGTTCCGCAGCGAGTTTGATGTACCGTTCAAACAATGGATCGCGTCATACGTCAACACGCGCCCAACACACGCCGCCGCTGATGGCCAGGTCAGACGCAATGGCGACCCATACCGCGTTGGCCAAGACAGTATGCAATATCCAGGCGGCGGGATGCTGGCCGAAGAGAACTGCAATTGCAACTGCTATTCTGTTGGCGTACCGACAAAGGCAGGAACCTAACGGAGAATTGTAACATGGAAACTAACGAACTTGTAAAACTTGAGTCAACCTTTGAGCTTGCCGCCCCGCCAACGGAAGATGCAAACGGCGATGTTACGTTCTGGGCGATTGGTTTGGACAAGAGCAAGACTCCAAACAGGCGCGGCTTGGTGTTTGATTGGAAGTCGCCAGCGGATATTGACATCACGGCCTTCCTCAAGAATCCCGTCATGCCATATGCGCACGACAGCGGTTCGGTTCCCATTGGCCGTTGGGAAAAGGTGCAAGTCACAAAGAGCCAGGTCAAACTGTTTGGCAGAATCCCAGGTGGCGACGATTACCCCGACCTGGCGCCCATTCGCGCCCGTGTTCGGGATGGATACCTCAAGGCAGTGTCAATAGGCTTCTACATCCGCGAGGCCGAAGAGGTCGCTATCAAGGGCGCTGATTATGCCCTGAAGGTGTTGGCGCTTGAACTTCTCGAATGCTCAGTTTGCACCATTGGCGCACATGCCGGGGCTGTGATTCAGTCTGACGCGATAGGCAATGGCGACCCCAAGCGGTTTGATGCCCCCGAAGATATCAAGTGGAATACTCAGACCTTTGCCGACGTCAAGCAGGGCGGCACAAAGGAGATGGTCTATTCGCTTGACGGTATTGCGCTTGACCCGGAGACGCCCGCAACTGTTGCCAAAAGCGCAACGGTTCAAGTGGACACGCCAGAAGAACCAGCCCCAGACACACAGGCCGCCGCAATTGATAGCCTCAAGGACTCCATATCAGCCCTTACGGATACTGTCAAGGCGCTGTCAGATAAGATTGATGCAGAACCAGAGCCCGAAGCGCAAGCAGTGATTGAACCCGACGGCCAAACGCCCGACCCGGAAGATACCGAGCCCGCGAAGCCAGACGGTGAACTTGCTGCGCCCCCGGTAGTTCCTACGGAGGCAGAGCTAAAGGCCACGGCTGAAAAGGTGTATCAGGACTGGGCCATACAAAACCCGGACCGGATCGCCGAGTTTGACGCACTCGCAAAGCGTCTAGCACAAGCGCGAGTTGATTCACAAATCGAAGCAAACCTCAGACGAAGAAAGAGCAGGTAATCATGGAAAAGACCAAAGAAGAATTGGCCTTGGAGAAGGAAGCCGAGGCGAATACCGCCGCGTTGATCGCAAACCCCAAGACCGCAGAGTTCTTGGCGCAGTTTGCATCAGCCGAACTTATGACCCGTCTTGATGCACACGCCGCGACCATCGTCGCCAACGCCCGCGAGGCGCTTGACACGCGGGAAGCCGCAGCCGCATCACTCGCCGGGTCCGCCGACACTGGCAAGCGCGAACTGACGCACCCGGAACTGAATGAGTACCTCAGATGTTCGTTCTTGGCCCAGAACAAGCGGCCCTATAAGATTAGGGACGACTTCGCCAAAGAAGGCGTTGTAGAGCAGACCTTGACCGAAACCGTGGGGTCCGCCGGTGGCGTTGCTGTGCCTGACGCCTTTGACGCCATGGTCACCAAGCGCAACGTGGAACCCAGCGTTATCTGGCCCATGTTGACCGTCCGCCCGACATCTTCTGACGCTGTGAAGAGTTGGGAAGTCTTGACTTATGTCACCGCCAACACCGGAACAGATGCTAAGTCACAGTCCGCAACAAGCTCAGACGAGGTGGCCGTCACGGAGCCGACGTTTGGCGAAATCAGTTGGTCACTCCATCCCCAAGACGCGAGAGTTCCGATCCACCTCAACCTGCTTGACGACGCCGAGACTGACGTTGTTCAGCTTTGCGTTGACCTGGTTGCGGAATCATTCCTGCACAACCGCGAAACCTACCCGCTGACTGGTAACGGCGCCACCCGACCCTTGGGTTTGCTGAATGCCGCCACGGGTCTGACAAGTTCCGCCGTAACCTCAATCACTACAGCCAACGTGATTGACTTTGTGGCCACGTTGCCGCAGAGATGGCGTGCTGGTTATCAGCCCGCGTTGGTGTCTGGTAGCGAGTTGCACTTCAAGATTGGCTTGGCGTTCGCCAAGGATATCAGGTCCGCCCAATACTTGATGAACATGATGCCCGTATTCAAAGAAGCCGGGAACATGCCCGTTGGTAAACTTTTGATTGGCGACTTCTCAAAGTACATCGTCTATCAAAACCGTTTGATGCGTATGGTTCAGGGTGTTGCCCCCGAGCGTTGGTGCCTGGAGCTTGTCTTCCAGGAACGCTGGGACGGCCAGGCCCCGCTGACTGATGCTTTCCGCATCGGCCTCGTGACCACGTACTAAGCTGTTTTCATGGGGGGCGTCCTCGTGGCGCTCCCCTCAAGGAGTTGAGATGCCCTTTGTAAGATTCGTCAAGCGTGAAACCGTGAGGCATACCCCATACGGAGTCGGGACTATTGTTGACATAGACGAGTCAATGGTTAAGCAGCTTGAGTTGCTTGGTTATCAGCGCAACGACCCGATCATTGAGCGGGTAGAGAAGCCAGCCGTAAACAACATGATTCCCGATATGTTGGGCGGACAAACAGTATTGATTAGGAACTAGCTGATGGTTCGGATATACCCAGTCATAGCCAGCCGTGGACGACAGAACGAGTTAGATAAACAACTCCGACTGCTTACCCCACAATTGGCAGACGACGAACTAATCACCGTTGTAATTGACGGTGACAATGCCGGGTATGCCCTTGGCCAACCCAAGCGCGTAAAGTTTGTTGAGTTGCGCGAGTCCGTGGGCGTGGATTCAGCGCGGCGCATTGGGAATAGCCTCGTGCCGGAAGACGGGATTGTACTTGAAATAGACGACCACGATTATGCGGAACAGACCTTGCTGGCAGAGGTTCGCGCCGCCTTTGAGGATGAGTCAACCAACGTCGTCTATTGCGATATCACATTGACTGACCCGGAGAACATCGTCAACCGCCCCAAGCATAAGACACCCGGGCCATCAATGGAGCGTGGCCATCAGGGTTACGGCATGCGAGCGTATCGCAAGTGGCTTTATGAGGCCGTGGGCGGATACCCGGACGAGTTCTACCCCGCGAATGATATGGCCCTGATGTGCAAGATCGAGCAGCTTTGTGGCCACAGTGGAATCGTCTTGATACAGAAGCCGCTTGTCAAGGTCACGGTTGATGGGCAGGGCATCAGCGTCAAGAACAAGGACGCCCAAGAGAAGGCCGCCAGCCGCGTGTTGGACATCGCTTGTAATGCTGGCTTTGACTTGCCCTGGGAGTTGCGGCAAAAGGATAGCGCATCGAGCAAGCCGCGAACCATCGAGCCCGTTAGTGCGATTGCGGCGCCCACTGTTGCAAATGCCAAGGCCCCCAGGAAGCCCCACGTCCTGCTTGTGACTGAAATAGTAGGCCATGGCAGGGGTGGTGGCGAGATGTCAATGTTGGGGTACCTCAGAGGAGCAGCCAAGCGCGGGTATCGTGTTAGCGCCCTGTACGCCAAGGACGCCGGGGATAAACCGCTTGCGGAGGACTGGCTTGAGCTTCACAAACTTGACACCGCCAGCCTCAGGGACAAGCGCGTATCTGCAAACGCGGAAGTCAATTCCGCAATTTGCGCCATCAACCCCGATATCATTGTGACAGAGGTCCGCACGTCCGCCAACATCGCCACGCTATGCGAAGCGCTGAATATCCCACTGATTACGATGGTCCAGTTCTGGCACAATATTATCAAGACCGATAGCGGCGGCTGGGATGCTCTTCATAAGCGCCCGATAGCCAAAGAAGCCCAAGACACATGGGGCGTTGCGCGACTCAGTAAAAGCGCGGCCCTGCTGGCCAATAGCGACTTTACCGCAAGCGTCATTGAGGATGTGTTCGGGCGCAAGGCAGCCGCTGTTGTCTATCCGCCCATTGATGCCGCAAGCGTGAAGGTGGACAAGCGCGAGGCTAGGTATGTTGTGTGTCCAAGTGTCCAAGCTGGCAAGGGTAGCATGATATTCTTGTCACTGGCCGAGCGACACCCCGAGATAGACTTTCTGTTGCTGGCTGGCGACAACAAGCATTCCCGGGAATCGGATGTCATTGATAGGGCTGGATCGCTGGCAAATGTTACCGTCAATAACGAGTGGGTTTCCGACATGCGAACCGTCTACGCTGAGACGGCTTGTTTGTTCATTGGAACACAGACTTGCGAATCATTCAGTCGCGCATCAGCAGAAGCCAGGGCCAACGGTATCCCGCTACTGGTCTCTGACGCCGGGAACCTTGTCAACATGGCAGCAGACGGCGCGGGCGTTGTGGTACCCAGGAACGCGCCGATAGAAGCGTGGGATGCAGGGCTTGTCAAGGCGCTTGCTTTGACCCCAGAGGCTACCAGTGCGTTTTGTGTGGACCATTCGGGTAGATTTGCCAAGGCCCTTGACAATAACCGCAACCTAAGCGATGTGGTGTTTATCAAGCCCGACGCGCCCGGCGTATCTGAGGGAGTTGCGCAGTTCGGCCAGACTTGCGGGACATCTGAAATTGAGTGGCTTCCGAATGCCGCAGACGTGGTGCAATACTCGCTTACCATTCTGCCCGGCCACTATAGCGCGAACTTCTCCGAGCAAGTCAATAACAAGTTGGCTTATTGGTGGTGTTCACATACTGCGCAGATGGATACGAGCCGCCACGAGATGGACAACCTACTCATGGCGCTTGGCGATGTAGTTCAACATGGCAACCGCTTCATGTGCCTAACCTCGAAACCGGACGCGGACGCTTGGGCCAAGGCGCTAGGCACTGACCGGATCAAGTGGCTTCCCAATGTAATGACCATTCCCAAGGCGCCCAAGAAAGCCAAATACAAAGAATGCGGCGTCTTTATCCCCGGCCCGTTCGGAGTTCGCAAGAATATCTATACCGCAATGCTGGCCTGCTCGATGGCCAAGGCAGAGGCGCACGTCACATCAATAAACATAGCCAAGTGTCCGAACCTAGAGACCATGGCGAAGCGGCTTGGCGTTCGGCTGCATGTCCACGACTGCCCCACGGTTGCGGATGTAAGAGCAGTCGCCAGCCGTTGCCACGCGGGGATTATGGTTTCAACCGCTGAGACGTATTGCTTCGCGGCGGCTGAGATTGTCGCGTCCGGTACGCCATGCGTTTATTGGGATGGCATACCGATTCTGCGCGGCGGGCCTAAAGAGTTATGCGTTATCAACCCAACCGACATAGACGATATCGTGCCGTCACTCTCAGCGGCTATAGTGGGCGGTAGCTTGGCCAAACAACAGCTTGCACAGATGCGAACCCTTACCGACAAATGGAACGCAGCAGCCCGGGCAACCCTGGAGGATATTCTTGATGCGTGACACGCTTGACATTGTAATGCCAGCGGTGCGGCGCCCGGAGATATTAGACAAGGCGCTCGAATCCTGGAAGCCATTTTTCGCGGGCTACGATTGCCGCCTGATAGTCAACCTTGACGCGCTGATAAGCCCTGAATGGCTGGCGAAGCGCAATTACATGGTGGTCGCAAGTGACCGAGATTGGGAGGGAAGCGATGAGTGACTTTGACGTAAAGGATGTGTGCTATCCGAAGATTGGGAGCCTGATAACTGAGGCAGACGCCTTGCTTCTGCAGAAGTGTTGCGGGATTGCGGACGCCAAGACCATCCTTGAGATTGGAACCAAGCGCGGGGGAAGCGCCATTGTCTTGGCCAAAGAAGTTGAGAAGCGCAAGGGTCGCTTGTACTGCATGGACCCGAACTTCAACGCGAACCTTGCGGGGGACCTGGAAGACTTTGAGGTAGACCATCTGATAGAACTTATCTGCGGTTACTCGCCATGGGCTGGCCGTGGGATAGTGCCAGATGAACTTGACATGCTATGGATCGACGGCGACCACAGCATCCTTGGCGCGTTGGCGGACTTCATCTATTGGGAACCGCGTGTGCGCGTTGGTGGCGTTGTGGCGTTCCATGATTACTCTAGGCGCGGAGTTGTACCCAAGACAGCCAGCGTAGAGACCGCCGTTGACTTGATCCTACATGAGCGCAAAGACCTTGAAGAGATTGGCTTTGTTGGCAAGCCCGATGGCGGCACGATTGCATTCCAAAAGACCGCGCTACCCGAACTGGATGACAGCAATGTCTAATCACCTTGACATAGACCTATACGGGCAGCCAGTCAAGATTGTTGACGAATACATCAATGAGTACGTTTACCGCGAATGCAACAAGGGCCATTGGAAGCCCGAGCTATTCGGCGTGTTTGACAAGTTCCTGAAACCGGGTGACGTGTACTTTGATATCGGAGCCTACGTTGGCGCCACGACGCTATACCCCGCCGCGCTTGGGTGTGATGTCTACGCCTACGAACCGGACCCGTCTGCATTTGACGCGCTGTTGGCTAATGTCAAGCTGAATCCGGCACTTGAAAGCCGCATCAAGCTATCGGCAGATGCTATCGGAACCGAAGTCGGGTGGACTGCGATTGGACCACGCGGCGACATGGGGAGCAGCAAGTCTGGGCTTCTCTTCGCCCAAGACAACCCGGACGCCATCGACATCTTTGGCCTCACGCTATCAGCCGCGATGGATCAGAACAAACTTGACCGCCTGGACTTCCTAAAAGTCAACGTGCAGGGGTCAGAAGCGTCGCTATTGACCGCCGCAGAGGGCGTTCTAAAGCTCCACAAGCCCGTTGTCCACGTCTATATCAGGCCGTTCAACTGTGCGGACCTTTGGAAAGACATGGCAAAACTTGTACGCGCAATGGACAGCTACCCGCACTGTTATTCAGAACTTGGCGAACCGTTGACCGCAACCGATGTCATGATGTTAGCAAAAGCCAAGAAAGATAAGGGAGACTTCAAGTTGATATTTTGTCATGAGGAATGGCCGAATGGCTGACGCGTCTGGATATATCAAGCCGTATCTGCAAACGCGCCCCGATGTCACAGAAGGCATCCCGGAGCGTGTCGAGGCAGATCCCGAATGTGCCAAGGCGAAGCGTGAAGTTATCGCGCTTCTGCCAGACGACATTGACGGCTATATCCTCAGCATTGGCCCGGCTGCCGGATGGGAACTTGACGAGCTTCGCAAGCGTTGCGAGAAGTCAACTAACATTCTTGGCGTGACCCCATTTGAGGAAGAGGCCGAACTTTGCCGAGCGCTTGGCCATACTTGCGTGATAGGCGATATGCACAAGCTGGCTTGCTTATGGTCTGGAATGTTTAGCCTGGTGTTTGCGTCACACGTTCTTGAGCATAGCCCGGCGCCATACGTAGCCCTGCGCGAGTTCTATCGAATGCTGCGCCCCGGTGGTTATGTCCAAATCGTAACGCCGGAGCCGTATGGAGTGATTCACCTTGGCGACATTGAACGAGCAAAGCGCCACGTTGATATCCCGGAGCATATCTTTTTGCCCTCGGCGGAGACGCTTATTGTGATGTTACGAAAGGCCGGCTTCAACTTTTTGCGATATAGCGAAGTCGCGCAGACATGCCAGGGCAAGCTGAACTATTGGCATAGGGTATGGTTGGCTCAAAAGCCATCGGAGGTCACATGAATACCAGAGTTTTAATTCTCGGCGGTAGGCGATGGGACCAGGCGATTATCACCATCGGGCGCGGCTTCCTGAAGATAGGTTGCGCGGTTCGGTATCTGCCCACACGTCGCCCCGGTACGCACTCAGAGCCGCTTGAAAACGTCCATGATGTTATAGGGCAGATTGTCAAGGAGTTTGAGCCTGATATTCTGTTCTGGGTTATGTGCAAAGAAGATTGCCCCGTTGGGCTTATGGATCACCTCAAGCAGCTACGCCCCGAGATGGCTACTGTGTTCCATAGCTTCGACGATCCCCACATGGTAGACAATAATCCCCCAGAGTGCATCCCGGGCTTTGACTTTGCCGTGACTTGTTGCGCTGGCTCTATTCCATGGTACGCGGATCGCGGCGTCAAGGCCATCAGGTTCTGGCCCCCGCCAGGCTTCGACCTTCACGGCAAGGCGAGCGCTAACCCCGCTGAGAAGTGTGACATCTCATTTGTAGGCACTAACGTATATCCCAGGGATAAGTACCCGGAAGTCATAGCCACACGCGCCGAGATACTCCGGGCCGTTGCGGGTCTTGGAACCATCAATATTTATGGCCCGTGGGGCGAGCGCCGCTTTGATTGGGGCGGAGAGTTTGGCGTCCCGGAAATGAAAAAGAGTTGGCGCGGATTCAGGAAGTATGAAGAGTTGCCGGGCGTGTATGCCGCGTCCAAGATCAATTTGAGTTCACACGTTAGACCGGATGGGTTTCAGTATCTCAACGAGCGAACCATAAACGCCATGGGGGCTGGCGGCTTTATGCTAGTCGATAAGGTCGCCGGGATGGAAGAGATATTTACTGATGGCGTCCACTGGGCAACGTGGGAAAGCCTAGACGAGTTATCAAGCAAGGCCAAGTTTTATCTGGCAAACCCAGACAAGCGCAAGGCCATAGCCGCAAAGGGCCGCGAGAAGGCGCTCAAAGAGTTTAGCAATAAATGTCATGCACACGCTGTATTGAAATTGTGCGGAAAGGATTAGCCATGCCACAAGACCCAACAGACTCAGGAGTACCGTCCGTCCAGGCGCCCAGAGTGAACTACTCGAAGCCCGTTACCGTAGACGTTTATCCGAGCATACAGAATACCCTTGCTGCCGCCGACGATGACCGGGTATGGGTTACCGTTACGAACCTGACTACCACGCCAGTCTATATCGGCGTTGGCGATCACGGCGCCATAGTTGGGCGCGGCATTCCTTTGATGACAACTGGCTCTAGCGTTGAAATTGACGACAGCACCGGAGCAGTTTACGCGATCCACGAAAGCACTGGCGCCAAGGCGGTTGCGGTACAGTCGGCCACCAAGGCCTAGGAGATACAGCAAGATGAAACTAAACAACGTAGCCCCAACAACTGGCGCACGACGCGACGCAGTAGCCACCACGGTTGCACTTGCGGCTATCGTTGGCGATCCAGATGGCGTTATGCGCCGAGTAACCGCTGATACGTTTGATTATCAGTATGCTGTCAACGCGACAAGTGGCGGCGATGTTACCCCAGATAGCGGGATTGGTCAGTGGTTCAGGCTGAGTGCTGCGGCCGCGGTTAGCTATGGCACCACATCCGGGACAAGCGCCCAAGGTAACGATGGACGACTGAGCGATAAGCGCGATCCGAATGACCATACCCACGCGAGCGTTGGGACTGGCGCTAAACTTAGCCAGGCCAATACCCACGAAAGCCCAGATACCGATTCGGCGTCTGGTTCGTTACATCACACAATCGGAACTGGCGCGAATCAAGCGGCGGGCGGTGCGGATGGCAGGCTTGCCGATAAGCGAGATCCAAACGATCACACCCATGCGTCCGTTGGGACCGGGGCCAAACTCTCGCAAGCGAACACGCACGAAAGCCCAGACACGGACGCTAGCGCGGCCGCCCTGCATCATACGATAGGCACAGGAGCGAATGAATCCTGCGGCGGTGCTGACGCCAGGCTAACAGACGCGAGGACACCAAGCGCCCACGCGGCATCACACGCTAGCGGCGGCACGGACGCGCTGACGTGGGAACGGTGGCACCTGATCGCAACGTCAAAGTATACCGCCACGCCATCAAGCACATCAGTTATCACCATGTCAGATACTGCGCTGATGGCGGTTGGCTTGCCCGTCAAGTTCACCATTTCCAGCACAACGTATTACGCCCAGATCACAGCGCTATCAGCAGACACGAGCATTACCATTGCTGGCGCCACAATGGGCGGCGACCTTACCGCGCTCTTTGTCGGGACCGCCGAGATGGTCCAGGTTGTATCCCTCTTTGTGGGGTCAACATACGCAGATGGAACGGAAGCAAACCTTCTGGCCGTGGATATGTTTTCGCCCATGAAGTGGTCCGGGCCAAAGGCTTACCTTGTGGCATTCTCCGGCGTACAAATGACAGTGGACACAGGGACCGAGCCCAAGATAAATATTCAGATCAACAACGCCGCAGTATCAACTGCCGATAGCAATAACGGTATCCAGCTTTCAACGTCTGGAACGTGGGTTGATAACTCGGCTATCGCAATCAGCACAACGAATTATGACATCAACCGTGGCGAAGAACTTGAAGTGGATTGTACTGCTGCGGGCGGAACTGGCGACGCTGAAAACCTGACAGTTCAATGCGTCTTCGTGTTGGAGTAAGCAATGATAATTAGGCACCCAAGAGCAAGGGCGATAGCGTCTGGCGCCCCGGCGCTAATTGACGATTATGACACATCGTCTGACGATGATGCTCCACTGACCGCAACAATGGGCTTTGAGTTGGCCGCCGCCTCTGACTCCGTTTTCAAGGCGGTGATCAAGATCAAGAACTCAAGCACCGCCGGCAACGTGACCCTGCGAATAGAAACAGATTCCGGCACAGAGCCAAGCGGAACGCTGGCAGACGCTAATGCCACAAAACTTGTGTATGTGGACGAGGCTAACTTCGCTTGGATTGAGTTTGAGTTCCCGGCGCAGTTTTCGCTGGCTGGCAGCACGCAATATTGGCTCGTTGCAAGTACCGCAGGAGCGCACAGGTGGGACGGCCACCGCAACGCGATATCGCCGAATGACCTTGGCGCAGAGTGGGGTGGTTCATGGCAATTCTATGGCAGCGGATTCTTTTTCCGCGTGTACGATATGAGCGGATAACCCTATGGCGCTAACAATACTCAGCCTGGCAGACGCGAAGACTTTTCTAGGCGTCACGGTGTCAACAGAAGATACAACCATCGAGGCCCTGTTGTATTCCAACGAGGCCGGGATGGAAAGCTACTGTAGGCGATACCTGATAGACACAACAGTAACGGAATATCTTGATGGCTGCGGCAAGGTTTACATCTTCCTGCGCGAGCCCGCCAGAGCAATAACCAGTATTTACGAGGACGGTACTAGAGCGTGGGCAGTATCATCTCTTGTGGCATCTTCGGACTATCAGCTTGTGACGCTCCGCAATGGAACCGGAAAGCGTGTCCAATATTACGATAGCGCGTGGTCTGCGGGCCAGGCAAACATTCGGGTTATCTATTCCGCCGGATTCGCGAGCATCCCGACTGACGTTGTGCAGGCCGCCCGTATACAGATTGGCAGAGCATACGCCGAGTGGAAACGTACCGAAGCTGGCAAGGATGCGCTGGCAGAGAACGACGTGGTCGGATGGTCTCAGACATGGCTTGCCAAAGAAGGGCTTGACCCGGCTTGTAAACAGCTTCTGGGCCCATATAGGAACTACGGGATATAGCATGTACGATAAGCGCCAATATCCAGATACATACGACCTTTACCGCCCGACGATTGCGAAAAGCACAACGGGCGAGAGGACCAGAGCGGTTAGCAATGCTACGGCCAGCGACCAGCCTTGCTTGTATGTCTCTGATAGGACCGCATCGGGCCGAGGCGGAATGCTAAAGGACGGTGAAGGCATTGCTTTTGAGCATGGCGCAGAGTTGCGCATACCCCAGGGTGTTGACGTGAGAGCCGACAAACGCGGCGAGCGTCCAGACAAGGTAATTGTGACGAGCGCTGGCGGAACAACTGTATCTATCCCGTTTACCGTTGTGTGGGTAGCGTCTGAGTTTGGCGAGTACCAAAAGGTTTATTTGCAGGAGGCCCCGGCATAATGGCTAATGCAAGAACAAGAGCCTTTGGCCAGCTTGGCAAAATGGTGGACGTGTCAGAAGTCTTAGGGTTTTTTGATCGAATGATAGCCAAGACGCCAGAGAAGACCAGGCGCAACATGGGCAGGGCCGTCACGTATTGGAAAGCCCAAAGCGTCAAGCATTCCCCGGTTAGTGGAACCAAGTATGGACAAAAGCAATCTGCCAAGGGGCCGTCAAGAAGTGGCCACCGTGGCGGCATCCTTAGGAAGTCTATGACGGGATTTGTGCAAGCCCAGGGCGGTAACATTGTTGGCGGAATTGAGAACGCAACGGACTATGCAATCTGGCTACTGGCTGGAACGCGGTACATAGCGAAGGGTAAGGTAATGGCCTGGCGTGAAGGTGACGAGCCCATCAACACTTGGCCCGCGAAGGCGAGAGGCAACCCAAGAGCAAAGTTACCCATCATCATACCGTATCGCGCGTTGGCGCTTGAGATGTTCATAGATGGCTTGTCGTCTGACTTGACCAAGGGATAGCATGGCAACCGAGATCAAAAAACTTAGGCAGCTTTTATACGAGTGGCTAAAGGATGATGTCACGGCCCTAACCACCCTGATAAGTGACAGGGTGTACCCGCTATGGCCACCTGATAACGCCGTCTATCCATGCGCGGCATATAACATCAGGTCCAGAGAAACGACAAACGACTTCGGCGCTCCTACGTGGGGCGGCTTTGTAGAGGTTTATCTGTTCAGCCCATCACAAGACACCCTAGACGACATGGAGGATGCGATAGTTGAATACGTGTCAAACAACCCGGAGACCATCAACACGACGCTATCCGATACATCTACGGTACTGACAAGTAACTTCAAGCTGATGGGGGTTGAGCAAGACCCCCGCGACGCTTGGCAGGAAGATACATTTTTAGTGATTACCCGTGTACTCAGATTTGAACTTTTCTGCGTCAAGCGCATTGGTGCTTGGGCATAACTTAGAACAGGAGCATTATCATGGCGAATTTCCCGTCAGCCGCAAAGTCTGCCCTTGAAACAATGAAGGCTGGCCCCGTATCTTTGGTGTTTGACCCCGACGGCGCAAGCGAAGTTGAAATCTTCGTGCGCAATGGAATCAGCTTCACGTTTGCCCGCGCACAGGAAACCATCGAAACTGACCTTGTTGGCGTCTATGACCTGTACAGCGCTGGTGATGCCGTCACGTTTGAGATTCGCACAGACGAGTTTTCAAGCGAAGCGTGCGCCGTTCTGTTTATGGATCAGGAAACGCATAACAGTGTGTATCAACCGTTTGGCCAAGCCGCAGGCGAATCTGGCAGGACATCGGCTCTTGCAGTTCGTGTGCGCCCATGGCAAACCAGAACGGCCAGCACATTGCAGCTTGAATTGTGGATTGTGATTCCCGAAGGCGATCAAGTAAGTGCCTGGGCCACTGGCGAACAGTGGAACAACACTCAATCATTTAGAGCCCTGCCCGACCTCGCTAAGCCGAACGGCGGATTGATCGGAAACTTGACAGTCGCAGCCCGTAGCTAACTCCAAATGGAGGAATAGAGAGAATGATTACCGTACAAAACGAGAACCTGCCTTGTGGCAAGTGTTGTGATATCGGAGAACCGACCCTGGGAGGCTGGGGTCGGCTCTTCGAGCAGTTCACAGAACAGCAGGAAGGAGCCATCATTCAACTCGTGACGTCGTTCTACAACGTGGACGAAACAAACGAAGACGAAATGGCCGACGCAATCTCCAAGTCATGTAACATGCTTGGCCCGCTCATTCGGACCGCGCCATATTTAGTTGGTGCATTCGTGCGTGAAACAACCTATTCGCCAAAGTCCAGAAGCCCGATATTCGCCAGCAGTTCAGAATGCGCGGACTCAATTTCAATTGAAGATGCCGAGTTTGTGTTTCAGAAGTTGAGGGACTCGGGATCGTTTGCCGCCATAGTGAAACGAGTGGGAAACTGGCTGAGGGGTTCGGTGCAGAAGATGCGGGACATGAAGCAAGTTCCCCCGGCATCCGAAAGCCAGACCCCATAATTAACACAATTCGCAGATTGCATATTCAGATTACCGTTGGGATGAGGTGGCACGTTGATAGCGTCTGGGAACTTGGACTTAGCGAAGCAATGGATGTCTATAAAGAAATGATCGTCCAAGAAATCTCAACAGCGTTGCTTACCACGTCTGCATTGTTCGGCGCGGAAGAGTTGGCAAAGCGATTAGATCACATCATGCACACGCCTAAAACGCTGGCAGACGAGTTTGGAGAAGATGTTGCTCAGGAAGTAGCGGCAGTTCGGGAACGAACACGCCTCGCATTGCTCGCAAGGAACCATCATGGCCAAGCCTAAAGAAGTACGCGTTGAACTGATTGCGGGCACTAAGCGCTTTATCTCCGGCCTGAAGGCTGGCCAGCGGGCTTTGTCTGGCTTTGCTAGGCGCGCGAAGTCTGCAATCAAGGGTATGGTGGTAGCAGCAACGGCAGGCGTAGCCCTGATAACTCTCGGCATCAGTAAGAGCTTGAACGAGTTTTCAGACTTCGAAACTGGCCTAACTGAAATTGGAACACTTCTGCAAAAGTGGGGGCCGGAAGTTTTTGGGAAGTTGAAGACGGAAGCGCAAGAACTAGCCATCCTGTTTGGCCAAACAACAAAGGCGATGACCGGAGCCAAGTATGATATCGTTTCCGCTGGCTTTACCAAGGCAGCCGAATCCGCCACGGTGTTACGCGCCTCAGTCAAGGCTGCCACGGCGGGCCTTGTGGACGCAAAGACTGCAGCGGGGCTTATAATAACTGGCTTACGTGGCTATCAGCGTGAAGCCAGAGACGCGACGGACGTATCAGACACACTCTTTACAACGATTCGCTTGGGGCGCACCACATTCACCGAACTAGCGCAAAGCCTCCCGGTTGTCATACCGACCGCCAAGGCCGCTGGCGTGAGCTTCAAGGAATTGAATGCAGCAATGGCCGCAATAACCCTGGGCGGTATTGATACGCGCATGGCTGCGGTTAGCCTGAACCGTTTATTCCTGAGCATGTCTGCCCCAGCCTCAGAAGCCGCAAAGGCCATGAAGAAGATGGGGATTGTCGTTGCTGATACTACCGGGAAGATGCTCCCGCTTATTGACATCATCAAACAGTTCCAGGGGAAGGGCCTGGCAGACGTCAAGGAGATTGCAGGCGATGTTAGATCGGCCAGAGCTATCCTTGCACTGGCACAGAACTTTGGCAAGTTCAAGGATATGTTGGGAGAGTACAAAGACACCACTGGCGCACTCGGAACCGCGTTCACCAAAATGACTGATACGCTTGCATTCAAACTTCGCCAACTGCGGGCGGCGTGGATTGCAGTTTTCCAGAACATGGGCGACGCGTTCAGCAAACCGTACAAGCAGGCCATCGACAACCTCCGCAAAATCTTCCACGCCATCACAAAGTTCCTTCGTGAGAACAAAGCCGTCTATGAAAAGTGGGCGCAGGGCATCGTTGATTCGCTGACCGCAAAGGTGAAGGCGTTTTGGGGCTTTCTGAAGAAGCCAGCTTCGGCGCGTTGGGTAGACATTATCGTTAACCGAATTCAAATCGGCCTCCACTTTGTAACGATCGCGTTACCTAAGATACTTTGGAACTTTGCCCAGATTGCGTTCCGCGCTGGCAAATGGTTATTCTTGACGATAGGGAAGTTCGTGGCAGACCTTGGGTACAAGATCAGACTTGAGATTATCAAAATTCGCGGTAGCTTGCCATCCACAATGGGCGGCATTGGCGACGCAGAATCTGCTGACCTAGCCGCCGCTGCCCATCGAAAACACTTTGACGCGACAGACCCAAAGAACAAGGGCATCGAGCAAGCAAAGAAAGACATCATCGGCGACATCAAGGATTTAGGGGGCATCCTAGACGACGAACTTGATTCGGCTCGGGAAACCATACTCAAGCAACGGGTTGGTTGGACCATAGCTACTTTGGCATTCAAGATGGAGCAAATGTTCGCCACCGCGAAGAAGGGCATAAAGGGGGTCGCCAAGGACGGGAAAGAGGTTGGCGTTGACGCCGCGAAGGAAGCGCAGAAGGCGGCAGACGCCTTACGCAAGGCGACAGTGGCCAGAACTAAAACGGGGATTAAAGAACTTGGCAAGGAACTAAAGGAATCGGTATCAGACGAACTAAGCAAACTGGAAGAGCAAGCGAATGGCTTACTAGGCAAGCAAAAGGAATTCACTGACGAAGCGAAGCGACTCCGCAAGGAAGCGGCAGAAATCGTTACAGACCCAGCCGAACTGGCGAAGCGTGGTGAATTGGGCGCCCAGAGGCAGATCAAGAAGAAGGGCGCGTTTGGGTTTGGGAGGTTTGAGTTTGAAGGCGTTACCAAAGCCAAGGCAGAACAGAAGCGCTTGATAACCGAGGCAACCGAACAGGAGCGCAGGGCCAAGATCATTCAAGGTCAGCTAGACGTCACGCGGGAAAAGACAACAGCTGCGAAGAATGCCGCGAACATGCTGGCGGCTGCATTCAAGCAGGTTGGCATAAGCGCGGGCGAAACAAAGAAGACGATTAGCAGCATGACAAAAAAACTTGGCGAAATGATAAAGACATACCAGAAAGCGGCAACGGCCTTGAAGGGTGCGACGGCCCAGAAGGTGAAGCCGAAGAAGAAGCGCGGCGATGGCAAGGTTCCATTCATGCGGCTATCTGACGACCCGAACGACCCAGGCGAAAGTGGCATCTCTTCAAGAAACCAGGACGACGAAATAGCCTCCGTCGTGGTGAATGTGGCGGGCTCTGTTGTGAGTGAAGAAAACCTAATTACAAACATAGCCAAGGGGCTAGAACGCAGGGCGCAGCAAGGTTCATTCAATCCAAAGGCGAGATCATAATGACCAAACCAAACGCC